ATGTCGCTTGAATCAGCAGTCGGAACCATCGCCCAGTTCGCATCCTACCTCGATGAGCTATCCCTGGAGGATATAAGCCCGCAGTATTTGCGAGAGTCAACGCAGAGGCTGCGGGCTTTCATGATTTTCCTGGACGGGCAGCCGCCGTCAGCCTACATGGGGAAAAAGTTCTTAGCCCTCTTGCGTGATAGCGGCTACGCGCCGGCATCGGTAGAGGCGTACTACTTCGCTATTAAGCCTTTCATGAAGTATATCGGTATCGAGTTCAAGGTGTCCCTTAAAAGACGGCGCAGGATACCGAGCTATCACTCGAGCGACCAGGTACGCTCGATGCTGGCCGTTATCGCTGGCCGGACCGATAAGTGGGCAAGTATAAAGGAGCGCGACACCCTCATAATCCTGATGCTTGCTTTCACGGGGTTGAGGAAGGCAGAGCTTTTGAGGCTGCGGCCCTGCGATATAGCCAATGGGTTCATTCATGTCAAGCAAGGTAAGGGGAGCAAGGACAGAGTCATACCGTTGGCTCAGCACCTGGTCAAGCCCTTAAAGGCCTATATCTGCAAGCAGGGGATCAGCTCCGCTGATAGGATCTTCTCGATAAAGGAGAAGGAGTGCTACAACATTGTTAAGAAATACGCGTTGGCTGCCGGCATCCACGATTTATCGCCACATACCTTGCGCCATTTTTTTGCCACCACCTTGCTAGAGCAGGGCGCCCAGCTCAAGGCGATCCAGGAGCTCCTCGGTCATGAAAATATTCAGACCACAGCTATATACCTGGACGTCATCCCTCAGCACCTCAAAGGTTCAATCGGCCTGCTCGACAAGCGCTTAAGTCCAAGCTTAAGCGTTAACAATATCTCTAAAAGCGTTAGTAGAAGTAGAAGTAAAAGCTTAAGCATAAGCTTAAGCAGTAAAGGGGGATCTCTATGTGGCTCAAAATCAAAGAGGGAGAGACCATCATTGCCACTATCGACTTCACTTCGATCAAGAGCATTATCAAGCACTGGACCGGGCAGCGAAGCGAATTATGCCTCGGGAGGGGCTGCCCCCACTGCCTGTCGGGGGTCCCCAAAAGGTGGCGATACCAGGCAAGACTCATTGTTGACGGAGCCCCCCAAAATTGGGAGTTCGGAGAGAGAGTCATGACTCAGCTAAACGATATACCACACGACACCAACTTTGCCCATATCAGCATTACTAGGATAGGCGACAGCCGAAACACAGATTACCGAGTTTCGCCAAGCGAAGCGAAGTCAGAAAGCGAAGAAGGGATCGCAACCCCAATTCTAACGGGGGAGGATCTTCGCAATAACTTTGAGAGGTGGAAAAATGCAGACTTTATTGAAAAGTAAGCCCAAAGGTAAGAAAGGCTACCACATCAGGAACTTCGACCCGAAGGCTCGGCGCCTGGCCAGGGCCGGAGCGTCCGTGGCCGGCATCGATATCGGGACCTGGATATCCCAGGCCGTCAAGGAGAAGTTCAATCGAGACATAGCGAAAGGAGGTGATCGTCAATGAAGATCGAGATAATGATCCCCGAAATCACCGGCCTGTCAACAAGAACCAAGTTCGACGACAATGGCCAGGTGACCACTATCCAGTTCAACACCAAGATTCACCCCGCCAGCCTGGCTCGCATTCTCAACCTGCAGCGCCAGGGAGCTCCGCTGCTGGCCACAATTGCCTCACCCCAGGCAACCATGGACCTGTACATCCAGGACGAGCAAGCCACCCTCCAGGAAGACTCCGAAAGCGAGGTGCAGCAATGAGTACCAAACTAAAGATACTACACGTAGCCCTAGCAAAGCAAGACTATAACCTTGCCGCTCATGTGATTGTCTACGGCATGGTGAAAGCGAAGGTACAGGAGAATCAAAAGAATGGCAAAAAAGGGAGCACCCCCAGGGAATCAAAACGCCCGTAAGCACGGCTTTTATAGCCGGGCGTTGACTGAGGCGGAGCAGCTCGAGATGGAAGAAGCCGTCTACGTGGACGGCGTTGACCAGGAAATCGCCTTGCTCCGCATAAAGCTGCGTGAGCTCGTTGAGGGCCAACCCGACCGCATCGATCTACACCTCGAGGCAGCCAACACCATCGCCCGCCTGGTAAGAACCCGGTACCAGATATCCAAAGAGCAGAAGAAGTCACTTAAGGAGGCTATCGCTAAGGTCCTCACCGAGGTAGCCGTTCCTCTCGGCGTCGGATTCGGAGTGGGAATAGCACGTAGATGAAATTAAGACCGTACCAGCAGGAAGTAGCCCGGGCAGTCCTGGCCAGCATCCAGAACAGCAAAGGCCTTACTTTGTCGGTAGAGATTGCCAGGCAGGGAGGAAAGAACGAGCTGTCAGCTCACCTGGAAGTGCTTCTCTTAACGCTTTTTATGGCCAAGGGAGGCAGCCTGGTCAAGTGCTCCCCTACCTTCAAACCACAGACGGTTATCTCTATAGCCCGTCTTAAAGAGAGGCTGGACGAGTTCGGCTACGAGGGCATTTATCGAACGGAGATGGGGTACATCGTTTGCCTTGGAGCTGCCAGGGCGGTATTCCTCTCAGCGGAGGAACATGCCTCCGTCGTTGGCCACACCGCCGACATCCTCCTGGAAATCGACGAGTCCCAGGACGTCAACAAGGAGAAATACACCAAGGAGTTTCGCCCCATGGGTTCATCCACCAATGTGACCACGGTTCACTATGGTACTACCTGGGATGATACTACCTTGTTGGAAGAGATAAAGCAGCTCAACCTTGAGCTCGAGCGAAAGGACGGAATTAAACGGCATTTCCGCTACGACTGGCAGGAAGTGGCCAAACATAACCCCGACTATAAAGCTTATGTAGAGGGGGAGAGAGCCAGGCTAGGCGAGGACCATCCCCTTTTTCGCACCCAGTATTTACTCTTGCCTATTAAGGGAGGAGGAGGTTTCTTAACCCGGCAGCAAATCGTAAGCATGCTCGGCGCTCACCTCAGGCTGAAAGAGCCAGAGGACGGCAAGGCCTATATTGCCGGCATTGACCTGGCCGGGGAGAGAGAGGAGACAAAAGAGGAATCCCTTATCGCCAGCCGGCAGAAGCTGGACTCGACCGTCATCACCATCGCAGAAGTTGACACCGTCCAGCGGGCCAGCTCCACCCTGGTCGAGCCGGTCCTTAAGGTTGTCGAGCATTACCAGTGGACAGGGACACCGCATAGCCAGCTTTATTCCTTAATGGTAGAGACCCTCAAAAAGTGGAAATGCCAGAGGGTATTGGTTGACGCCACCGGAATCGGGCAGCCTGTGGCCAGCTTTTTGAAAAAAGAGCTCGGATCCCGGGTCGTCCCCTTCACTTTTACCCAAAAGAGCAAGAGTGACATGGGATTTGAGATGTTGTCGTTCGTTAACAGCGGCCGGCTGAGACTCTATAAGAAGGACGGCTCGCAGGCGTACCAGGAGACTATGCTCCAGCTCGAAAGAGCCAGGTCACAGTACCGGCCTAACCAGACCATGAATTTTTACGTCGACCCCTCGGAGGGGCACGACGATTTCTTGATGAGCCTGGCCCTGGCAGCAGAGGGCGCCAGGGACTTCAGCCCCAGGGCAGCAAAAGGAGGCGTGAGAGATGACTGAATTCAATCCATCTCAGTTAGCCCGAATGGATTCCACCCGCTTAGCAACCTACCGCACCAACCTCGACTTTTACCAGGGCAGCCAGTGGCCAACCACGTCACGACACCGGCAGCTCGTCTTCAACTATGCCAAGGTCTCCGTTGACAAGGTCACCAGCTTCCTCATGCGGGGGCTTACTTTCGCTTGCTACCCCGGGGAAGGCACCGACGAGCTGAAGGCCAGGGCCCGCAGGGCCGAGCAGCTCCTCCGCCAGGTCTATGAAGAAAACAACCTCCAACAGCTCGATTACGAGACCGAGGTCGACGCCGCCGTCCTGGGGGATGGCTGTTACAAAGTGATATGGGATACCGACGAGAAGCGTATCCGTATCACCGCCCCCGATATCTCCGGCGTCTACGCCTGGTGGCTCGGTGATGATACTGCCAGGGTGTGGAGAGTAGCTTCGAGATATACCCTCACCCAGGACGAGGTCCGGCTTCTTTATGGCCGAGCCATCGAGAAGAAGACCGCCACCATAGCCGAAGTCTGGACGGCCAAGACCTTCGACCTTTACTTGGACAACGACCCCATGGAGTCCAAGCCCAATCCCTATGGCTTCATCCCCTTTATCATCTTTCCCAACCTCCGTGAACCAAAGAAGTTCTGGGGTACCTCTGATATCCCGTCCCTGATCCAGCCGCAGCGGGAGCTCAACCGCGCCCTCTCCCAGCTCTCCCGCATCCTGGAGCTGTCAGGGAATCCCATCGCCGTTCTGGAGAATGTCGGCGAAGCCGAGGACATCAAGGTCCAGCCCGGGGCCCTGTGGACGATACCGGAGGATGCTAAAGCTTATCTCTTGGACTTATTGCAAGGAGGCGGAGTCAGGCTCCATGTCGATTACATCGATGTGCTCTATCGTACCCTCCACGATGTCTCAGAGATGCCCCGGGCCGCCTGGGGAGGCATCGAGAAGGAGCTCTCCGGAACAGCGTTACAGATCGAGCTCGGCAGCCTTATTCAGAAAGTCACCAGAAAGCGGACTATCCGCACCAACGCCTATCACCAGCGAAACGACATCATCCTCAAGCTGGCCGAGAAATATATGAGCGAAACCTTCGAGCAGATAAACCACCGGGTAGTCTGGGGGCCTATACTCCCCCAGGACGCAGCCCGCCAGGCTCAGAATGAGCAGTTACTTGTCCAGGCCGGCGTCCATAGTAGGCGGACGGCCATGGACGAAATGGGGGTCCAGGACCCCGAGGAGGAGTTCAACAGGTGGTTAGAGGAGAGGACAAAGATCCTGGAAATGAATCAGGAGTTTAGGGCGCAGTCTACGAGAGGCGGAGCGAGAGAGAGAGCGGTTGCCTCAGAAATGGAAGTGCCTGAGTAATAACTCACAAGGAGTAATTTATGGCTTTAGAAAACGAAGAAACCAAAGAGACACAGGAAACCCCGGAGACTCCGGAGAATTCCAACGAGGTTTCTACCCCCGAGGACCTGGAGGCCATCAAGGCCCAGCTCGAGGAGGAGAAGAAGGCCAAGGCCGCCGCTGAAGCAAGCCTGGCTGAGAAGGACACCCGCATCGCCGCCCTGGAAGCCGAGCTAAGCGAAGCGAAGTCGGGAAGCGAAGCGGCCGCCACTGAGCTCGCCCAGGCCAAGGAAGCCCATGGCCAGGCCGTGGCCAAGTACCTCGGCGCCGTCAGGCTTGCCAATCCCGCCATTCCCCAGGACATTATCGCCGGCGACACCATCGAGGACATAGACGCTTCGCTGGCCAAGGCCCAGACCATCGCCGAGTCCGTCAAGGCCAACCTCGAAGCCCAGGCCAAGGAGACCAAGGTCCCCGCGGGGGCGCCAACCAGGGGCGAAATATCCCTCGAGGGCTTAACCCCCAGGGAGAAGATCGCCGCTGGAATCCAGCAAAAAGGAGGAACTAGCTAAACATGAGCATATCTTTAGCAGAAGCAAGTAAGCTCTCGACCGATATCCTGCTTAAAGGAATCATCGAGACCATAGTCAAGGACAGCCCCATCCTGGAAAAGCTGCCCTTCATTCAGATCGTGGGCAATAGCCTGAAGTACAACCGGGAGAAGACTTTGCCCACCGTTGGCTGGTACGCCCCGGTCACCGGCACCTGGACCACCTCCGAGCCGGCTTTCGAGCAGTGCACGGCCAGCCTCTGTGTCCTCGGCGGAGACGCCGACGTGGACAACTTCCTCAAGGCCACCAGGAGTAATATCCAGGACCTCGAGGCCGCTGTCATCGAGCAGAAGGCCAAGGCCCTCAGGAACGAGTTCGAGAACGCCTTTCTGAACGCCGATGGCAGCGGTAACCAGCCCACCGGTCTCTATAACACCATGAAGGGCACAGCCTGGACAGCCGATACCGAGATGGCTGTTGGAGACGTCGTTGTTCCCACCGCCGGCAAGGAGAACGGCTTCCGGTACGAGTGTACCGCAGCAGCAGGCGATAAAAAGACACATGCCACCACCGAGCCTACCTGGCCTACCACCGAGGGCGCGACCGTCGTTGATGACCAGGTTACCTGGACCTGCCGCTACGGCAACCACCTCGGCATGGCGGTTAACGGTGCCACTCTTTCTCTGACCAAAATGGACCAGCTGATCGACCTCGTTCGGGGCGGCAAGCCTGATTTGCTCTTAATGAGCCGCCGGTCCCGCAGGAAGCTCGCAGCGCTGGCCAGGGCCCAGGGTAGCAACCTGCAGGTCGGAGAGGGCAAGCTCGGCGAGTTCGTTGAGCTCTATAACGGCATCCCCGTGGCCATCTCCGACTGGGTAAAGGACAACTACACCGTGGGCACGTCCAGCGATTGCTCGGCCATCTTTGCCTTCCAGATAGGAGAGGGCGCCGTCTGCGGCCTTACCAGCCCCGAGATGATTCAGGTCGAGCGTCTCGGCTCCCTGGAGACCAAGGACGCTGCTCGGACCAGGGTCAAGTGGTATGTGTCCCTGGCCAACTTCTCCATCGTCAAGGCCGCTATGCTCACAGGAGTGAGAGACTAATGCCCATACCAGGGTTTCTGATCATGCCCCGGTATGCTACCAGCGCCTCATTACCAGGCGTAGGGGGGAGGGGGAAAGTCGAGCCCCCTCCCTACCTTAAAAGGAGCTGAACCATGAATTTAACCGAAATGAGAGCCCGGGTCCGTGAGGACCTCCAGGACACGGATTCCGAAAACTACCGCTGGACGGATGACGAGGTCGACGGAGCCATCGACAGAGTCGTCCTGGAGTATTCCCTCCACGCCCCCATCGGGCAGCAAGACGATATCGCCACCACCGACGGCGACACTGAGCTCGATATCTCCTCCCTCACAGGGCTACTCGGAATCGTGTCCGTCGAGTTCCCCATCGGCCAGACCCCTAAATATCTCCAGAGGACAGAGTACTGGGCCGGCCACCTTTACATGGAGGATGAAGGCGACGGAGAAGACGCCCGGGTGAGGTGGCTTAAGAAACACTCACTCACCGCCGAGTCCACCACCATCCCGACGGAGCACGAGGAGCTCATCGTCCTGGGCGCCACCGGGTACCTGGCCATGTCGGCGTCTGTGGCCACGGTTGACAGAGCCTTCATCGCCGGCCGCTACGGCACCGTCAGCTATAAGGCCTGGGGCCAGGAGCGCCTTGACCGCTACGACAGGAAGTTCAAAGCCGTCTCCCGCAGCTCTAAAGTCGTCCCCCATCAGCTCTATACGGAGGAGTAAGGAGGAAAATCATGCCTAAATCAAAAGTCAAACAAGCACTCGAAACGGAGAAGACCAAGGAGGGGCTCCCCAAAGAGGCCTTCGCCATCGTCGGCGACCCGGCGGATCCTGAGACCTGGAAGCTCCCCCATCATACCAAAGCCATCTTCCGGTACCTCCAGGGGAGAATTGACCTGGAGAAGACGGTGAACTGGGACCGCATGACGATAGCCGTGGCCGCCTTGAGTCGAGGCGGATACCGGGAGAAGAGGGTCCAGGCCTCGGCCGAGGACATCATCGAGGCCGCCCGGCATTTAGCCAGGCATTATGAAAAGGCTGGGAGGTCCGTCCACGACACCCTGGGCGCCCTGATTTAACATAACTATGCTCAGGAACGAAGCCCATGAGTAGCATAAGTGGTAAAACGGGAAACAGGGGCTTTCTCGGGGCTCTCAGGGCACAGGTAGGCGAATTATATGGCAGAACAACAAAAGCCCACGAAGGTGGAAGTGCTAGACGCCTTCTGTCAGATATTCCGGGCCGTCACCAGGCCCGCCGTCACCGTTATCTTCGCCGCCGTCATCGCCCAGGTCGTCATCGAGGGGATCGCCGCCCCCCAGTGGTTCCTCGCCCTGGCCAGCGCCTGCATCCTTTGGTGGTTCGGCGACAGGACGGTGCAGCATATTAAGGAAAAGAAGGAGCAGAGCTAGTGGGTTTTTTGAAAGGCATTAAGCCTTCTACCTTCCTGAGCACTCATCAGGAATGGCACGCCTTTGTCTTCGGCTTCTGTGAGGTCCTCTGCCCATGGCCGCCACGACATAAATCTATGCGAGAGAATCTTCGGAAGCAGATTACTTCTGAATATCACTATTATCTTTTTGGCCGGGCCCTGGGCGTCATCGCCTGGCTCATCATCGCCAAGTTAGTCCACATATCGTTCTGGTAAAAAATACATAAGAAAGGAGCACAACAATGGCAGAATTCACCGACTTTATGGAAAACAAGATTATTGACCACATGCTGCGCAATCAGTCATACACCCCTCCAGCTACCGTCTACGTGGCCCTGTTCACCACCGCCACCACCGACGCCGGAGGCGGCACCGAGGTATCCGGGGGCGCCTATGCCAGGCAGGCCGTTACTTTGAGCGCAGCCTCGGGCGGAGCCTCAGAAAACAGCGCCGAGATCTCCTTCCCCCAAGCCACGGCAGACTGGGGCACCATAACTCACGTTGCCTTGATGGATGCTGCGACTGGTGGGAATATGCTCATGCACACCGCCCTCGACGAAAGCAAGACGGTCAATAACGGCGACACTTTCAAGATCAACGCCGGCGACCTCGACGTAACTGTCGATTAAGCGATAGCGACTGGAACTGAACAGGGACCCACCTAACTGCAAGGAGCTAGTAATCTAATGACAATCAAGTTAGTCGGTGCTGACGATGCCTCTGGCGGTAACGAGTGGAAGGACTATTTTCTCCTCACTAAGTTTACCGCTGTGGCATCAGGCAACATGGCTGAGTTCCGTGTAAAGTCTGCTGTCAGTGGCTATGTAAAGTGTGCCCTGTATGCCGACGACTCTGGCGAGCCAGGCGCCTTGATTACCGCCATGAATACCGGACAGGCGGTAACAGGAGGCGGCTGGGAGACCTTATCCTTTACCTCTACTCCCATCACACAGGGAACAGTTTATTGGCTTGCAATCAATATAAGCATCAATGGTGCTGTCCAGTATATAGGTGCTGCTGGTGTAGGAAGATATAAAGCTGCAACTTATGGCACATTCACCTTTCCCGACCCGGCAGGTTCAGGTTTTTCCTCCAATGCAGCAGTTGAATTAATAGCTGGATGGGGAGAAACAGCCATCCTTGGCTCAGCCACCCTCAGCGGCACCGGCTCTCTATCAGCCACCGCCAGGCTTATCCAATCTGCATCAGCCACCCTCTCAGGTACCGGAACATTAACCGCAGCAGCCACCGTCATCGAGGGCGCCGTCTATGGCGCAGCAACACTGTCCGGCACTGGCTCGCTCAGTGCCCAGGGAGCCGTGCTCAAGCTCGGCTCTGCCACACTCTCAGGCACCGGCACGCTTTCCGCCTCCGGCGTTTGTATTGTCGTTGCTTCAGCTACGCTCAGCGGTGTCGGCTCTCTCTCCGCCGCCGGCCAAACCTTCGGCTTCTTAGCCAGTCTCTACGCCGCCCAGAAGAAACCCCACCGCCTCCCCTATGTCGAGGCCAAGGTCTATGATTACGAGCAGGGCATCAAGAGGCTATCCTGGGAAAGACTCTATGATGGCAGCACCCCCTGGCGTACGCCCACAGGACATAACGATCCCGAGGACGCCTGGACAGACGAAGAAAAAGCCTACGATGACACCGACTCCACCCACGCCACAAAGCAGGGCCTGGTCACTGGTCAGTGGACTCCATTCCTGGAGCTTACCCACGAAGCCTTCCTGTGTAACAAGGTGCGCTTCCTTCTGAACAACTCAGACTTTGACCTTGTTGACGTAGATGTCTACTACGATAGCGCCTGGCATGACGTCTACCAGGGAGTCTATGACGCCTATCCCACCTGGAACGAGAAGAACATCCCCGCAGGACTCAAATCCGTTACTAAGGCCAGGCTCCGTGCCAGAGCCACCCTCACCGCCGAAGATCATGGATGCTGGTTTCACGAGCTTGACTTCGGCGTCCCGGTCGGTCTGGAGCCCGACAACCATCACGGCATCGCCTTCGACGGCCAGGGGAGCATGCACCGCATCAGGGCTGCAGCCGATAACAAGCTCTACCGCCAGAAAATCACCGACCCAGACGAGAACTCCGACTATTCCCAGTGGACTCAGATCGCCACCGATTGTGTCGGTCCCTGTGCCATCGCTGCTTATGGCGCCAAGGTTTACATCTTTTATAAGACCATCGGCAACGTCCTCTGGAAGTATTACTCCCATGACTATGGCCAGACCTGGGATAACGCTCAGCTCATAGCCGTCGCCAACGTCCTCTCCATGGCCGCTTCCTGGAAGGGCACAACCAGCACTGTAGTTTGTTTTGCCGCCACCTCCATCAAAATCAGCGCTATGGTCCTGGATACCGCCACCCAGGACACCGCCGAGCATTATTATAATCACGCCCTAGATACCACTTATGGCATAGGGGCGACCTACCGAGGGAGCGAGTTTCCTATCATCCTGGCGGCTAAGGACACCGACTCCGGAACGGGAATCGTGACCTACTCCCTCTATTCAACCCGCCTCAGTGCCACTAACAACTTCCTGGCCCTCCGTGTACTACTCAGTGCTCACGATGACGTTAGCACCGCATTCAACTATCCCGACTGCCACTCCCCCCCCTCTCCCTGCGCCCACGAAACCCTCCAGCTCACCGCCGTCGAGAGCTACACGGGCGTCACCGCCTACGACCGCCCCCTACTAGCCCATCTCGTAAAAGATACCGACTGGAGCAGTGCCGTTATTACCGAGCCCAAGTTCTTCCTGGACGTGAGCTCCCTTTACGGCGTGCGGCTAATGACCGACAGCTCCTATTGGTGGCTGTCTAAGCCCGACGGAGTATGGAGAGCCCCCCGCCCCGCCGAACCGCCTCTCGATTTGACCCCGTACTTGCAACAGCTTCGCCAGGTAATTCGCCCCGCCGCCCCTGGCTCACTCACCCTTGAGCTTGACAATAGCAAGGGTCAGTTCGCCGCCCCCGGGGCCGGTGCCCTGGCCAGCCTCCAGAAGCGAAGCGAAGTCGTCTTGAGGCTAGGCTATAAGACACCCGAAGGCAACCTCGCACTACCGGCCGGCACTTACTGGATTGACGGTTGGGATTATCGCTCCGACGTCAACACCTCCGTGTTCGTTCTACGCTGTACCGACCTCTGGGGCCTTGCCCTCGCCTGGTCAGCCCGCTACTCCCTCCGCTGGAATTACACCGCCTTTCAGCCGTGCCGGGTCTGGGAGATCCTCTATCAGCTACTGGGAAGGTTCGGCATTCGTCTCTGGAATAATCCCACCGCCCCCAAGAGCTACGCTCTCGATAACTACTACCCTAAGTTCCTGTCGAGGGGGGGCACCAACGCAGCCACCCAACTGAGGCGCTTGCTTGGCTTTGTAACCGACGGCCTGGTCCCCCGGGAGGCGATTTGCTTCGCTAAGGACCTGCTGGCCACCGAGACGCCTGTCTATGAATATCGCAACAGCCCCGGGTATCACCAACTTCTTAAGGGGGAGTATGGCGAGAACCTCACTATCACCCACACCCAGGTCAGCGGCGACACCCAGGACGAACCACCCGTCCACGTCCGGGAGGCGGCTTTCGACTGGGACAACCTTTTGCGTGGCATCGATGCCCTTGTTATGCAATACGACCCCAACCTGGAAGAACCAGACCAGGCTCAAAAGAGAGCCGACGCCTTACTTCGACACGAGTTCCTGGAATCTATGGGGGACCATATCGTCGTCCCAACCAACGTCGGCCAGGAGCTTTATGACGTAATCACCGTCACCGACGCCCGGTGCGGTGTTGACCAGGAGAAATATAGAGTCCTCGCCATCCAGACCGACTACGACCGCCGCAGAGGCCAGTATGAGCAGCGGCTTACTATAGGGGCGCCATGATTTGTTTTCCGAAAAAAAGTCGGCAGCCGAAATCGCCCCAAAGTTATTGTAGGGAATAATGGGCTGGCTTAAAAAGATACTTTGCAAAATAGGGTGGCATTCTTTCCCTGTAGGGTTTGAGTTTCTCTACTTTGATGGTTGTAGTGTACATGCTAAATGCAAATGGTGCGGATATGAAGGAATGATAGACTCCCAGGGCAATCTGTTTTAGGGGTGAATAATGAAACTGCAGCCGCACTACTTTTGCCCGAAGGGCCCGAAGAGCCGAACGAAGCCCAAGGTCCGGAAGGGCGACGTCAAGGCATGCTACGTCCGTATCAAGCGGCGGTGGGTGCGAATCGGGACGATTTGCCTCGACTGTGGCCAATTCGTCTCGGAATTGTGACTCCCCCTTAAAAAGAAAGAGAGAAGTAACAATGAGGGGCTTAAAAGGAAATAGGGGGGAGTCAAACAACGAAGCAAGAAGATGAGGAAACAACCAGAAAGAAACAAGAAGATAGCGAACAATGAAGGAAGGTAGCGAACAATGAGACTAGAAGAAGCCAGGTCAATAGCAGAGAGAGTAAAAGAAATGTTGACGCCGTACTGTGAAAGGATTGAGATAGCAGGAAGTATAAGGAGAGGGAAGCCCATCGTCCATGATATAGACATCGTCCTTATAGAGAAGCCCGAGGCAGCCTTGGTGATGAACAACATACTCTTCAACATAGGCATCGTTAAACTGAATGGTCCTAAGATAAAGAGAGTGTATCTTCCTGAAGACAACATCACCGTAGATATCTACATCGCCACGCCGGCCACGTGGGCCACGCTGTTACTCATAAGGACAGGCAGCAAAGAGAACAACATCAGACTGTGCAGCCTGGCCAGAGAGAAAGGTTGGCATCTTAAAGCCAGCGGCGACGGACTCTTTGATGAAGCCGGTAACCGAATAGCAGGGGACACCGAGGAGTCCATATACGAAGCCCTGGGAGTTCCCTACCAGGAGCCGGAGGAGAGAGATGGAGAGACATCACAAATGGACCGATGAGGAAAAAGATATAGTCAGGCGTGATTACAAAGGCACTCACGCATCCGTCAGGGAGATCGCCAGGAGGCTAGGCGTCACGGAGCACCAGGTAAGAGCCGAAGCGTATAGAATGGGCCTGGCCACAAGGACCGACCGGCGCCCTTGGGACCCAAGACAAGACGAAAGGCTCAGAAAGCTCATTCCACGCTACTCCGCGAACTATATTGCCAACATTATGCACCGGTCCGTAAACTCAGTAGTAGTAAGGTCAAAGCGCCTGGGCATTCACCGGCGCAATCACGATGGATGGTTTACAAAGGCGGAAGTGTGCGAAATCCTCGGCATGGACCACCATTGGGTACAGAGACGTATTGACTCTGGAGCCCTTAAAGCCACATACCATAACGGGCGCCGGCCATCTCGCGAGGGGATGGCCATGTGGCATATTGAGGAGAGAGACCTGCGGGCTTTCATAAGGCACTTTCCCCAGGATCTCAGTGGCCGCAATGTCGACCTAATCGCAATCGTTGAGATACTTGCAGGCATTGACTATGACCTGTGAGAAGCCACTTAATGAACCCTAACTGCTTCAAAGCCACCTACCAGGGTGAGGGGGTATGGTTTATCCTGGACGACTCTTTCAGGACCAGGTGTCCCCCGGGCGCCATCATCTACACGTTAGCCGAGGCGCAGGTACTGGCCAATCGGACGGAGTGGACAAGGAAGATCGTCCATGAGGCTAAGAAGCACGGAGCCCAACTAGCCTTACCAGTGAAGTAGGATAATGAGCGAAATTATCGACGAGGAATACCGAGTTTGGGCGGAGGAGGAAATCGAAGAAGTTAAGGTAGTCGCGAAAATGCTGCGTCATGCTGGCTTCAAGAAAGTGCATATTGCACGCCTACTTGATGTGTCGCAGTCATCACTGCGGAACTGGATAAAGAAGGAAGAATCGCCACCGGGTTAGCCGAAAGAACCACCCCACCCCGAAGAAGCCCCACCCGCTTCCCAGGCACAGCATCATCGTGTAGGATTTCCTGTCAGGCAGGTTACTTTCTCGGTGCCGTCGGCTACGCCGTCGGCGGCTCAGGCGGGCGACGCCCGTAGGCGGCGGCCGCCGAAAGCGGCCGTCACGCCTGCGGGCTCGTAACAGGGGTGCCCGCCCTCGTAGGTATATTTTTATCATCAGTCCAGTCTTTAATTCAGCACAGTCTTCTCCAGTAATCCGGGTGCTTCGTTGGCGTCTTTTCCCGGGTTATCCTTTTGGCCACGGCGCGCCGCCTCGTCTTCCGGCCGGCCGCGGGGAGAGTAAGGAGCGGCCTAAAGTCAGCCTCGGCGGCATCGCCGTGCCTTTTTCGTGAGGCAGTTCGTTTGCCCCGACAAGTCGGGGCGTTGGTTTGATGAGCCTTGCTTAAGGAACGCTGGCAAGGTCAAGGGGTCGGTTGCCTTGAACGCTCCAGCCCCGATGCAATCGGGGCTCCATGGCCTTGCCATCAACACTGCGTTTGGCATCTTTTGAGCTCACCAAACCAACTATCAACTTCGTTGATGAAACGAACTGCCAATCGCCAGGCTTCGCGGTCGTTTTTGCCTTCGCACGATGCTCGCCGGCCTTGCCTACGCTAAGAGCGTCAGCTAAAGCAACGGCAAGGGCTGCGCGTCGGGCGAACCCTTCGGGCTAAAAGGGCAAAAGCTCCGACCTCACAGAGGCAGGATGCACCCCATGGGGGTGCTCTGCATGCCGCTGGGAGGCGGTTCCGTTCACTGGATGCTTCGCTCAGCGTTCACCTACACGGTTTCACGGCTTCGCAGAAGGTGTCCTGCATGCTTTATGTATGTATGTATGTATGTATTGATCAGGCAGCAGGACACGGCTCGCCACACCACCCCACACCACCACCACCCGCTCACGTACCGCTTCGGCTCAAGAAGGGCGCATAAGGTAGTGCAGCTACGGCTCAGCCATCGCCTTCGCAGAGGTAATCAGGGAGCTCAGGGCATGTCTGATCCGTCGAGCCGCCGTTCGCAAGGCTCAGGCTGGCTCTTACGCTGCAGTTGTTCTCTTGCTCCTTCTTCAGCCTCCGTGTGCCTGGTGGCAGGAAAGGTCGCTCCGCTCGCCTCCGCTTACGCTCCGTGCGCTCGCTTCGCTCCGTGCTTCGCAGGTCCCGACATGTCGGGATCGTTCCAGGGCGCCCCGTTAACACTCTCGCCGCACTGGAGGGCATAAAGGGAGCTAAAGCTCCAGTAATAAGGAAGCTCCGATTTCATCGGAGCATTTATTTGCCCAAACCGCTAGCTTCATTATCGCTTCGCTACGCTAGCCCCGCAAGTCGTCGCTTCGCTCCGACTCCTCCACTTCGTTACGGCCGTTCGGTGCGGGTCGCTTCGCTTCGCCCATTTCGCTATTAAGCGGTTTGGGCAGCATCCCCTTTAGGGGGAAGTCCGAAATGGAGGTGAATATGAAAATCGTAGTAGTAGATTCCAGAGAGGCTGAAGGGGGTGCCATTGGTGTTCAGATTCAGGAGAAGGATTTGTGGGCGTTTGAGGTGCTCTGTGCCAGAGCAGGGCAGAAAGTTCTGAAGGTTTTTGATGAGAAGGATATCTGGAAGAAGGATTTTGCGGTCCATGCAAGCTAGTGTTGGTCTTTGTGGAAAGCATGCTTGTGTTCATATCTGCAGCAGGGTTTGTTACTGTCCGTTGGGCCTGGAGCTGTCGTACCAGCGGCTCAGGGCCCAGCGGGTCCGGCGGGAGCTTCGTCGGGAGATTCTTCGGGCTATGGTCGATCAGCTCGAGATAAATGTCCGGAAGGCAGCAGGTCCTTTCGAGGAATTCAGTCGTAAGCTTGCCTTAGAAAGCCAGAGGCGGAAACATGAACAGCTTGAAAGAATTTCATAGCTGTAACAGGAAAATCGAACGGACGGCGACGAGAGCAACCCGTAGGGAATGGAGCGATGAGAAGAAGTTCAATGATAGGTGTGAAAAGTGGTGGAGCGGGGGCCTGCTGTTTACGTTGATAGATCTATTGAGAAGGAGGTAACCATGTTAGCAGCAACAATGATGTTAGGCGGAAAGATGAGGCGCCTGGAGATGCGAGATGATGGCTTGTGGTACCTGGCTTATCCTGAAGACCAGGCCGAGCTCGGCAGCCAGGGCAAGCCGTACCTGGAATGGTACAAGGAGTCCGACCAGGAGAAGTTTATCAAGCCATCGAAGTTCAGGTCCACAATGTGTTACTCGTAAAGATTTCACGACAGCGAGGACACGCCGGGGTGAGAGGCCCGGCAATTTTGAAGGAGGATTGCTAATGCAAACAGTAGCTACACAAGACCCCAATACAGCTCTGGAATCGCTGGAGCAGAGAGCCGAGTCGGTGCTTCGCTGGCTCCATGATCTGAAAGTCACCAGCCCCGAAACACAGAAAGATGCCGAGGACCTGCTTATATCGGCACGTGTCGCCTGGAAAGAGGCCGACGAGAAACGGAAGGAGCTCACCCGTCCCCTGGACGAGGCCAAGAGGCGAATCATTCAGCTTTTTCAGCCATACATGAACCGCCTTGAGACGGGCATCAACATCTTAAACCGGGAGCTCACTTCCTATCACGAAGCCTTGATCGCCTTGCGGAAAGAGGAGGAGCGGCGGGCCCTGGAGGAGCAGGCGGCCCGTATGCGGGAAGCCCAGGAGACGGGCGAGGTCGTCGAGCCCGTTGAGCTTGCCAGTGTCCCGCATGTAACGAAGACGAGCCGTGCCCATATCGGGACCGTCACTTATAGAGAGGATTGGGACATCAAGGTGGTCGACGCCGCGAAGGTCCCCCGGGATCTTTGCGAGCCATCGATGTCCAGGATCCGGGCCCGGGTCAAGAGCGGAGTTACCGGTATCCCCGGTGTGTTGGTGACCCGCAGAACTATCAGTACAACCAGGAAAGGAGGTTACTAATGGCCAATGGTAGTCGTTATCACGCCGAAGTTAAGGTCGAGCTGGAAGGCCGAGAGTGCAGGATAAACAGTTTCCGGGACACCTTGCAGGAGATCTTCCAGGATATCAGGACGATTTGCAGCCAGTACCCGCAGGACTGGATGAACTCGGCCAAGAGGGAGATCGTCAACGCCGAGCGGAAGGCAGCTCAGATGAGGCAACAGGCTGGAGCCAAAGCCCAGGCTGAGACCGAGGAGACGGGAGAAATCCCCGTCTGTGAGTACTGCGGCAGCCAGGAGTTCATGGAGCTGATCCGGTTCACCGATAAGAAGACCGGTAAGCCTCGGCAGGCCTGGAAATGCCAGGCGTGTGAGAAGTGGCACTTCGAGAACGGCAAGAAGAAATAG